CATTTAAAAGTTTTTAAATCCTCCAGCGTTGTATAGTAGTACTACTTTTGTTTTGTTCTGATTGCTTTCATTTTCACTTATCGTCGCATTATGGTCAACTCCGATAATTTTATATGTGCCGTTAAATCTTGGAGCTGTTATGCTTTTTAGTTCTGCTAGTTGGCCAATCTGTAGACGTGGTTCGAGCATCATAGTTACTTCTAGTGTATATTCCTGTTTGCGTGGTGTTTCTATTAATCCTGTTTCTGCGCTAATTAATGTTACTGCTCCGTTCTTTGCTTCGTCTTTTCTCATTACGTATAGCTTTTCGTTCTCGACGAAAGTGTCGTACTGGTCTCCGACTATATTCTGTATATTGTCTGTCGTTCGTCCGTAGTAACACTGCGGTCTTAAAATTTCGTTAGCGTCGTCTTCGACAAGTGTGGAAACTTTACCTATTTCGACTTTACTTTCTGCGACCTCTCCTTGTAATGCTTTTATTTGTGCCGTTGGGGAGCTGTTGTTATATGTTCTCGAATTCCAACCGCTAACGTAGTATGCTCCGCCATCCCATGCGTTTATATGCGTCTCAAAGTTTACGCCCTTTCTTACGCTGTAGCACTCCATTATGTTACCTTTGAAGCAGAGGGTCAGTTGTCCTCCGTATCCTAGATATATTTCGAACGTTCGGTAGCCTGCGAAGTTGTATCTATCAAAGTATAGATTTTCTCTGCTATTCATATTTAGATTATATATCGTTACGTCCGCTTCCGCAGGAGCTCTTTGTATTTCTCTGCGTATTGAAATCTCGCTAGTAAATGGCAACTCTACGGTCGTTATATTACCGTTTGCGCCTTGTGCTTTTATTTGATAGCAAGGAAACGCTTTAAGCATGTATTAGTAGCTCCGAATTATATCTATACGTTATGTTTGTTACGTAATCGACTTCGTCTTTATTCATAAAGAATAGCTCGATTCTATCTGTTACAAAATCTGTTACGTTATAAGGGTCTATTCCGTCTCTACTTGTTACTTTTAGTCCCCATTTTAGTTTTCGTCGGAAATCGTTTAAAAAATTCTTATTGCAGGTTAGTCTTGCGTTTAGTAATTCAAATTTTCCCTCTTTTATCGTTATATACCAGCCTATATTTACTTCGGAATAGTATAATATTACATTTATTGTTTTCCCGTCGAATTCGTAGGATTTATTCTGTCTTGTTTCCGCTGTAAGGTTTTGTAGTTTATTCATTATTCGATCGCCCTTGCTCCTAGATTAGCTATATTAGTATTATTACCGCTAGACGCTCCCACGTTACTAAGGTTTGTAGGAGGTGTTGATCCTGCTTGTGTTTTGCGTCTTCCTGTTGTTCCTGTACCGACTCCACTTCTAGTCGACGCAAAGTTCATCTGCTTAAAAGATATTTGTATATTAGACAGCATTCTAGTGCTTGCGGGCTGTGTTATTTCGACGGATGTTATTGCGCAGTTGTTTAGCGTTGCGTATGGTAGGCTAACCTCCATCAGTTCTCTAGATTTATATGCGCTATAAAAAAATAGGAACGCTTGCTCTTGGTTGCTTAGAGATGCGTTACTTGGTGCGCCCATCAACGAATTTATAAAATTACTTGTCTCTTGCAGTCCGCTTCGTATTGCGCCTGCTATTGCCTCCGCAACTGTTATGCTCTGTAAAACAAAAGAAGTACAGTTCGGTAGGAATTGTAGTACTGGAGATAGTGCGTTCGTAATGGTTTCGCTCCACGTCGTGGCTTCCTTTACGTCCATATATTTTTCTCCGACGATTCCGTTAATCGTAAACGTGATCGGTTTTAACGCTATGTTATCTTGTAAACTGGAGTTGTCCTCTGCGTAGTAGTCTGTTATTGAATTTTCTAGCTTAATACTTTCGTCTGTTCTTATTGTTAGCTCGTATCCTCCAATCCCTGCGGACTGTGAGGTTACTGTTACTGTTTTTCCGACGTCGGACATCAGAGGGATGTTAATAGCTTCTTTTATACTGTTCCATACTGAATTGTCTTGTGCCATTTCATCGTCCTCCGTTAGCTAATACAATACTTGCCTTGTTTATATCGCTCGTTAGTCCTCTTCCGTACATCTGTTCTTTAATCTGCGTTGCTACTTGTGCAGGGTCATCCATGTTATCAAACTCAAAATTATTAGTATTGTTTATCGTTAAATTCTGTTCTGTTGTTCTTTGTGGTGTTGTGTATGTTTGAACGGATGGATTCATTAGTTGAGCAACCATTGGCTGTATGTCTTTAAATCGCTTTTGGTCTTCTATTGCTTTTTGTGCTTTTGCTTTTGCTTCTAGCTCTGCGATCTTTTTGTCCATTACTTCTTTCTCTTCGTCCGAGCTAAATGGATTTAGCTTCTTTAGAATTCCTTTCACTGCGTTGTATTTTTGTACTATGTAATCCACCGAGTCGCTTATATAGCTTTTAAACTTTTCCCATAGTATTCCTAGTATTTGTAGTACTAAATCTTTTAGCCCTCCGCAAAGTTCGTATATTCCTGTAAAAAACTCTTTAGCGCTCTCAAAAAATCCCTCTATATTTTCTCGTAGCCATTTTATTCCTTTTCCTATACTTGGAAATCTTTTACCTACAGTGTCTTCTAGCCATCTTGTTATTGTAGCTTCTCCTCCTAATGCTACGTTTATTAAATCTCCTAGTATTACTGCTAGTGCTGATACGCCTGCTACTAACCAAGTTATCGGGCTTGTTAGTATGGAAGCTGTTAGTTTTAAAAATCCTTTAGCTACTCCGTTTATTACTAATCCTAATCCTCTAAACGCTTTTGCAAATAGTGATATATTTTTCGGATTCATTACGTCTTTGCTTTTACCGAAGATGCTAAACCATGACATTATTGCGCCTGCTTTCCCTATTGCGAATACTAATTTTAGTATTTGCCCAAGTGGGGAGAGAATTCCTGTTAAAAGGAATTTTCCTACAATAAATAGCGATTTAATTATTACTGGTATTACTACCGCTCCTATAGTTACAAGTATTGTTTTTGCGTTCGTTAGTATTGCGTTTATTTTTTTCATTAGCTCTTCGTCTTTGCGCATCTCGTCTATCTTTTTTAGTATGTCTGCGAGATACGTATTAGCTATATCTAATAGCTTTTGTACTAACGGAAGCATTGCTATTATTGCTTTTTGTTTTAATGCCTCGAGCCCTGTTCCTAGCTTTCCGAATTCTTTATTTATGTCTTTTAGTTTCTGTTTGTCTTCGTCGTTTACTAATTTAAACGATTCTATTTTGCTTATATCTGCGCCTTGTAATTCAAATAGATCCCTGTCGATTCCAGTCATCTGCGCTATGTATTGTTTATACGCCTCGCTCTTTCCTCTGGTCATGTCTATTAGTCTTTGTAGGACTTCGGTAGGACTTCCTCCTAGTCCGACTCCCGCTCTTAAGAAGCCCTCGTCGTATCCTTGACCAGTCCTTGCTCTTACTTGTTTCTCATAGATGCTCTGGAGGGCTGATTCTGTAGTCCCCTCGCTTAGATTTCGTTCTTTTTCTAGGATTCTTAGTCTTTGTAATACGTCTGCGTTTATTCCGCTTTTACGTGCTGTTCTGTCGAGATCTGTTGCCCAGTCTGCTGTTGCTTGTGTTGCTTCGACAATGCTTTGTGTTACTTTGTTTATCTGTTGTAATACTAATCCGAGCCCTGTTCCAGTTGCTAATGTTGCCAGGGTGTCCTTAAAATCTCCGAATTTATCGATGACCTTTTGTAGCTTGGTCTGATCGACGTCAATTCCGATCGCTATTAAAAAATCTTGTATTACTGTCGATGCCATTTTACTGTTCGTCTTTTAAATTTAGTTTATAAAACTCTGCTTGATATTCTGATACAAAACCTGCAAACTGTAAAGCTCTTATTACTCTATCGCCTCTAGTTTTTAGTACTTCGTTTACAGATCCACAGTAACCTGTTTCTGCTACTTTGTATAGTATAAATTCTGCGTAGTTGTCTATTTCGACACTAGGGATTGCATAATCGCTTGTAGTCCCTCGTTCTCTGGGATTTCTATATTTTTTAACTTTGAAAGGAGATTTGAAAAAAAAATGGCTACGTTGTTAAAAAGTACGTGGTATTTAATCTCCATAAAATCTTTTCTAGCTTCTATGTTTTGGAAGATTGCAGGTGTTATTCGTTCTCCGTTGTATAGACAAGTATTAGCGCATTTCCAGAATTGCTCCGTTACTGCTTTTGAGCCCATTATTGCTCCTAGTGCTTTTATTATTGACACCATAACGCCGTCGCTTCCGTCTTTTATGTTTATATTTTTAGCTTCTAATTCCTGCGAGATGATTGTATATAAATCTTGCTCAGTTTCAAACTCTGCGTATTGGAAGCTAAGCTTATTTCCGCTTTTTAATGTTATCTCTTTATCCATCTTATCTCCTTTAAAAATTCGTTTTTTTCGTTATAACATAAAATAAAAAAAAAAGGCAAGCATAAACCTATGTTTATTTCGCTTGCCTTTAAAAAACAATGGTCACTTGTTTTTATCCGTTTTAACTTAAAATTCTAGTTCCTCTAGCGAACGTATAATGGTATTCCATCAATACTTGCGTACGGTCTCCTCCTACGTCGTATTTGTCGCTAGGTGGTGTCGTAGGAATTCCGCCGTTTAAATCCCACGCTGTAGTTAGTACCTTTCCTTTACCATCTCCAACCTTTGAAATAAAAGAACCAGTAATTGCTACTTTAGATTCAAAGTTAGATTTAAAGCTTTCGTTTAGTGCGTTTAAAAATATATCATCGGGCGAGCCCTTGATTACCGTTACTTTAACGTCCGCTTGTCTTCCGTTCTCTTGTAATGAGAATACTGCGTTTCCTCCCTTACCTATATCAACTCCAGCGATTGCGTTCGGGCATGAAATCTCGACAACCGTTCCGTATCCAAAGTTAGAAAGTACACGGCTGTTTATTATTAGCGTATCCTCTCCGACAAATGTATCAGTGTAGTTATTAGCCATTTTTTACTCCTTTATAAAACTAGTTGTTAATGTAAACTATTACAGCCGATGTATGTACTGCGCCTGCTCTCTTTACTGCTATTGAGATTAATGGTGCTTCTCTGCTGTCTCTTGCCTGTTGGCTTTGCTCTGCTAGTGGTTCTGGATACAAATAGTAACCGAAGCTTCTAATGTTTTGAGCGAAGAGTTCGGGATCTCCAAATGGGAAGGTTAGCGTCCATTCTCCCGCTGAGAATGCTCCGTTTCTTACTCCTTGTTCCAGTACTTGTCTGTATGCTGTTACTAATGCGTCTATTCCTATATTAGTTTGCGGAATTTTAGTATTAGCGTAGCGTAAGGCATTAAATCCTGCTACTTGTAACGCAACGTATAGCCAGTTGTCGTTATATACGTTATCAAAGAATTCATTTTGTCCGTTACTTACTACGCTATTAACTCCGTATATAGAACAGTATAAATCCGCACCGACTCTCTTGGCTTTTTGGTATAAAGTCTCCGTAACGTTCGGATCGGGTTCGATTGTCGCTAGTGCTTTTAATTGCATAGATAGCGTTGTCCCGCTTCCCTCGAAATTAACGCATAGACCTCGTCCCATGTATGCGCTTGCCATGTTTCTAGCTTTTTGTATATCGTCTGCAAAATAAGCAAAGCACCTTGTTTTATGGTTGCTCTTGTTACAAATCCTAGAAAATAGGTTACCGTCGTCGCAACAGGTCAAGTCGTTATTAGCAATTGCCATCATCATCGTTTCTGTTTGTACGTAGTCGCTTGCTGTCTCGATTTCGTCGTCGCTTAGTGTCAAACATGGGATGATGCAGTGGTAGTATAGCTCCGCTCTTGTTCTTATTATTGCGTCTATTAGTCTTTCTCTTCCTGTATATGAAGCTTGCCCCTGTATGTATGCTAGAGTTCCTAGATATGAAGGAATACTTAGATCTTCACCTGTTGTATCACTGCTTAGTAAAACGCTAGATGTTGCTCCAGTTGCTGTACTTATAAATTTTAGTTGGTTTAAATTGTAGACTTCGCAGGTGCATCCGATTGCTGATGTTCCCTGTACCTCTGCTATCGTTCCGAATTCTGTATAGATGCTAGTTCCTGTGCTTCCTGCTGATAGCTCGACGCTAGAGTCTGCACCTTTAGTATTACTTCTAAAAACTAATACTGTTCCGTTTGATGCGCATGTAGCTCCGCTTAAATTAGCGTTTATAACGCTTGCTATGTCATCCAGTGTAGTTGCCTCTGAGAAGTCTAGATCTGTTACTTCTGTAGCAGTTTCTCCGTTAATAGCAATTGTAAAACATCCATCTGTTACTACTGCTAGATCTTCAATTACTATCGCTTCCGTAGTAGCTGTTCCTGCTGTTGCTGTGTTTGCGATTGCGCTGTTAAAAACGCCCGCTATTGCTTCGGTAGTCTTGCAAGGTGTGAAGTTTAAACCTGTTAGTGCTACTTCTTGATCTCCGTTTACTCCTATTTTAATCGAGCCGTTTGTTACTTCTCGGAAATTTTGTAAATTTATATCTTGTGTTATTCCATATCCGCTTGTCGCATCAATTACAACGCTAGGAAGCATAGGAATTGCTACAACGTATCCGTTATTAGTTAGGATGCTTGGACTTTGTGAAAAAATAGCTACTGCCTGTTTGTATATATTGCTATCCACTCCGAAGTCGTTAGCAATGCCTGTCGCAGATTTATATACTGCGTAATCCACTACGGTTTCGCTTTGTTCGTCCGTGAATAGTGCGATCGTACTTAGATTCACTTGCTTTGCTCCGATACTTGGCGCAGATATCGAAATCTGAATAATGTTATTTATATTTATCTCTGCCATTCTATTTTCCTTTTAATTATTAAAATAAACTTTTTTGCCTCCCAGTTTATCGTAGTACGGCGATTCTTTAGTGAATTGTGTACTATGATGAACCTTAAAATCTATTCTAAAGCGATTTAGTATTTTACTTCCCTCTTCCGTAGATAAATCTCTAAATGCTGTAGGAATTCTATATACTCTGTACGCTCTTTGCTCTTGGTAGAATTCGCAATCATCGCTTGATAAATAGCTTAGCACCTCGTACCTACGACGTCTAGCTTCTATATTGTAGGAGAAGAAGTCTATAAAAAAATTTGTTTCTATTATTACACTTGAATGCGAAAGTAGACTACTTTCTGTTCGTGTGTATTTTAAGTTATTTGCTAGTATCTCTTCACTATCAATTCCGACGACTACGTATAGACCTTTGTCGTTTATCTCTTTCCACTTGTTATTATAAATGTAGCAGTGGTCGTCGTCTAAATCTAAATAGTTTTTTATGCCGTTTCTTAGTTGCTGTATTAATTCTAATTGGTCTTCGTTACTCATAATCCCTCACGCATTCGTATTTATAGTAGCCGTATCCGAATTCTTCCCAGTTGTCTTTTTTCATCACTCGGTAGTTTTTGCCGTTTAAAATAAAGACGTCGTCTAGGTCGAAATCTGCGTAGTCGCAATAGATGTCTGTCCAGTTCCAGCTTCGCTCTCCCTCTTGGTGGAGGCTGATTTGATATGGACTCTGCACTTGAACCATTCCGTTAAATGTTACAGGTGTCTCTGCTTCTACTGCGTCTCCGTTTATTATTTCCGCTGTTATCTTTTTAGCGTTTAGCTTTTGCATCCATCCTTGCAGTACATCTGCTACGTTAGGTCTATTCATTTTATCTTTCCTTTATGTTTCTTAAATTTATTTTATAGTCTATAGACTGCCTTAAATTTCCTATATCTATTAACGGTGCGGACGACTTCTTTTTTGCTATTGTCGCAGGTGAGTTCGGTTTCCACTCTCCGTAAACGCCTCTAGTTTTAAATGCGTTTAGAACGATTGTTCGTGCCTGTGTTCCTAGTTTATGTAATACTTGCTCTTGTTTTCCTGCTTCTATGTTTTTAATTATTCCTAGTATGTTTTTTCTTATGTAGCGAGGATAAAAAACTAATATAGGATGTCGTAGGAAGCTTCGCATCGGTATTCCTTGCTTAGGGTCTCCGAATTCGTGAATGCTTCCGTAGTATGCTACTGTTACTTCTTTTTTTTTGGTTTTCTTTTTACCAATTATCCCGACCTGTATATATCCTGTCTTGCTTAGGCGTCTAAATATATTATTTATTTCCCCTTTAAATTTTAGCGAGATTCCGTTACTCATCCGTAGTTGTCCCCCTTACTATAGCTACTCGTCCGATAGCTCTTGGAATTATTATACTCAAATATTTACATCCGAATTGCGTTTGCGATAAGTAGTTTAGCGTAGGATCGTTTTGATAGACTTCGGGGATTGCATAGCTTGCAGATACGTTTCCTACGCTCTTACTAGTCATGCTAAATTGCCCAGTACTGTTTAATCCTGCGTTGTCCATCTGTGTATCCATGCACAAATAGTGCGCCGTTAGAAAAAGAAAGGCTAGCTTTTTTTCGTCGTCGTCTCCAAATAGCCCCTCGTTAAATAATAAATCTGCTTGTGAGTATGCGTTTAGTATATCTTTATCTCTTACGTATTGTGTATTGTTCGGATCGGTTTCTGGTGCGTATGTAAACGCTTTATCAAAGTATGTTTTAAAATCGTCAGCGTCTAGGTTTTTTGAATATCCCATATTTATCCCTATTAAAAAAAAAGCCCCGACAACGTGTTTATTATCGAGGCTTCAAAACAAAAGAAGATAAGGATAGAAAAACTATTTTTTCTTCTTATCGCTTTTAGATTCTACTATTTTTTCTTCTGTTTGTCTATTTACTGTTTTCGGCAATTCAATTTTTACCCACTCCCCATTGTAGTTTTCTAGTAAATCTTTCGCTAGGTCGTCCGTTGCATCGATGATTGTTCCTGCTTCGACTTTAGTAGGTTCGTTATTTATTGCCAGAATAAAGCTTCTTTTACTTATATTTTGAATTAACATAAAAGCCTCCTATTTATGCGAAATCAAAATATAGAACCTCTTGAGGTCTTAGAATTACTGTTCCTGCAACCTGTCCGTATGCTACGTTCTCGAAGTTAAAGTTATCTCTAGTTCCGAATTGTGTCATAGTAAACTCTACAGGGATCGGTGCATAATAAGTGTCTGGGTTGTTATTAGTTAAAACGTATCTGTACTTATTAACGCCTGTAAAAGAATTCATCTCTGTTTTGTTTAGGTATGCTAGAGGTAAAATTTTAAAGTCGTTCACTCCGAACCTTGCTACAGCTGATTTAAATGCGTCCTCTAATAGTTGTAATCTGCTGTATTGTGGTTGATAATCGCTCGCAGGTGCTGTTAAACCTAAGAAATCGTCAGTAGGTACTATGAATAAATTAGGCGCTTGCGTCTTGTTATTATTGTTATAATAATCTGCCAATACAACGCTTACAAAAGCTGTTAGCTCTGCTGTTGTCATTGAGCTGATCTTCTTAGTTAGCGTAGTTGTATTAGATGTAACGTTTGCGTTATTGCATAAACCTGTAATAGCTGGATTGTTCTTACATCCGACAAATATAGTCTGTTGTAATCCTAGATCCCAGTTTCTCTTGCGTGATTGTATTAGTTGTTCCACTAGGTCGAAATTGTTAGCCACGAAGCATTGCTGTACGTCTATATAGCTATATCTGCAACCTTTAGCCCAGTTTTGAATTGGGAATTCTAGCTTATCGATTCCGATGTCTGTTTTTTCTAGTCTTACACCGTCGCCTGTGTTAATGAAGCCTGTTTCAAAATTTCCCGCTAGGTCATATACTACGTTATGTAGGATCTTTTGATTAAACGCTCCTTTTCCTGCTTCTACGTTCACGTAGCTAGGTATGTTTACGTTATAAAACTTTTGTGTTACCACCTTATCTTGTATGCTTGTAAGAGTTGTTAGAACGTAATCGTAAGCAGATGTATCTGTTTGTATTGCGTTCACGAACTCATTAAAATTATTAAAGTCGTATTGGTGCCTCATTTATTTTCTCCTTTTAAAAAATTGTTATGCGTGAGTAGCTATACCCATATTTTTAATTAATACTCTTACTAGGTCTCCGTCTGCGCTTGCTGTGTCTATACAGATTCCCATGATGTCTGTTGCAGTCGTTGTCTTTACTACTTTCTGACTTGAGCTTGCTGTTACGTATTCCCCTCTTGCAATCGCTCCGCCCGCTGTCATGTACATAATACTGTCGTCGCCTGCGATTTCAATAATTGATCCTTTAGCTGGGTTTGCGTTTTTATGTGAAAAAATTACAAAACCAAATACTAGATCGTCTGCTGTGCCTGCGTAATCTACTAAAGGAATGTCGCTAGCTCCCGCAATTAGTTTTACTGCGTCGCATGGTTTCAAACTAGCAGTGCTTGAGTTTGGATTAAATTTTACGTTATAAACGGCTTGATTTGGCATTTGTTGTAAAGTACGAGCGCCGTTTTGTTGTGCAAAATTATTTAAATTTATTGTTGTTGCCATGTATGTTCTCCTTTATTAATTAAATACCATATTTTTGATTAGACATTTTTATTCTCTCCGCTCTTGTGCTTATGTTAGAAACGTTAGAGCGTGGATTCAAATATGAATTCCTTAGTCTTAAAGAATTTCGGTTCTCTTTTTTTTCATCGTCTTCGTTATCCTTGTCTTTTTTCTCTTCCTCTTCGTCTTCCTTTTCTGCAAGGATACGCTTAACGATCTTTGTTACTTTTTCGACTAGTTCGTCGTCAGAGTCTTCATTCTTTTTTTCGTCGTCCTCGTCCTCATTATCTTTATCTTTGTCTTCGTTGCGTTTACAGTTTCCCCTGTTTTTCTTTTCCTCCTCCTCTTCGTTGTCTTTTACTTCCTCTTCGTCTTTCTTTTCGTCGTCCTCGTTATCCTTGTCTTTATCGTCTTCGTTATAAAAAACGTATGAATTTACGAGTTCTCCGATTGAGTATGTTTTACCCATGTATTCTACTGTATCTTCCGCAGTGATCTCTATTGCGTTTTCGTTATTATTTTTTAAATTGAATAATCCCATTTCTTTATCTCCATTTAATGAATTTATTAAAATCTTAGCGTCTGGGTATCTTGGATTCTCTACAATTGCAAGGTGTGTAAACGTTCCGTCTAGTATTTCCGCTTCGTAGTCTTGTCCGAGATACTTTCCGCCCTCTCCTAGTTTAGTTACTTGATATGCGCTAGAGACTTTGTTATTTCCGTTCTTTATGTCATCGTAGACGTCGCTATCCTTAACTAAAATCTCGCAGTCGAATTGTCCAGTTTCGGTGTTAAACCAGCCCTTTGTTACGTAACCTACGGCATTTTCCTCTAGGTTATCTAGTGTAATAGATTTATGTCCGAGTATTACTGGCCGTCCCTCAATGGTTGGCATCATCTTGTCTAGCGTTTCTTTCTTTAATAAAAATACGCCGTCGCCTGTGTCTTCGTAGGATACTAGACCTCCAACCATGAAAGACTGCAC